TCTGTCCTGAGATGTAGCCAGTTGCACGATCTGTCCATCGCGGCCTGGGTGTTGCACATAGACGAATCTTGTGGCGGCGTCGGTCAGCAGACACTGCTTGCCAGTGAGTACCTTCCATGCGGTTGCAATTCTGCGTTTCCAACTCCTCATCGTTTATTCCTCCAAAGACAGCATTGCGGTACAAACTCACACTTCACAATTCCCGTTTCACCATCCCTGCACTTCGCCCGGATGATCTCGTCATGGTCGGTTGACTCCCTATCGTAATACTTCGGCCTGTGCAGGAAGTCAACATTGTCGGCCTTGTCTTCGATGTTACCGGACTCTTTCAAGTCGGAGAGAGTCGGCCTGAAATCTTTATTCTTCGTGCTGGCCCTGGTAACTTGGCTGTACACCACGAGAGGTACTCCGAGGTCCATCGCCATGTCTTTCAGGGCTTGCACCTTGTCGCCAACGATCAAGTCGAACCGCTTGCCCTTCTCGTAGAAACCCTCGTTTGAGATCCCTGAAAGCTGGTCAACGATAACCACGTCAAGCTCACCAGACCTCTTGAGCCTTGCCGACTTTGCGCGGATGCTGGCCACGCTCATACCGCTGCGCTGGTCCCAAAAGATCGGCAGCATCTTGAATTGTTGCACGGCCTCTTCGATGTACATCTTCTCGAAAACGTCCATTCTGTTTTCGCGGTAGGCTTTGAAGGAGACGCCGGCGACTCCGCAGAGCATCCGGCCTACGAAAGATTCCTTGCGCTGCTCGTTGATGAATGCGGCAACGGCCTTTCCGCGCTTGGCTATCTGCCAGGAGAGCGTACAGGCGAAGCTCGTTTTCCCCATCGAGGTTCTAGCACCGATAATCGTCAGTTCGCCGGGGTGCAGCCCCATCGTCAGCTCGTCATAGTCGTCGATCCCCGTCTTGATTCCCGGCTCGCGCTGGGCGAATATGTCATTGGTGTTGAGCCATTGGCCGACAGACTCAAGATCGGCTCCCTTGAGGCTTGAGTCCTCAATGTCGCTCAGGCGCGCCATGGTCTCGCCAAGAACGTCGAGGGCTGGTTTGCTCTGGTCGGCGGCGAGCGCGATGGACTGCGAGCATACCTGCATCATCTTGCGCAGCAGGCTCTTGTCCTTGACGATGCGGATGTACTCTTCGATCACCGGACGGCGCGGCAAACCCTCTGTCAGCGAGGCCAGGTAAGCCACTCCGCCGATGGCGTCGCGCTCCTTGTTGCGGTCAAGCTCTGCGGCCAGGGTCACAATGTCCACGGCGCGGCCAGCGTGCATCAGATCGGCCATGCGCAGGAAGATGCGGCGGTGGGAGTCGAGGGAGAAGTCATCGGCGCTCAGCGACGCCTCGGCATCATGGAAGGCGGCGCTGTCTAAAAGCACCGCCCCCAAGATCACTCGTTCCGCATCTATGTTGCAGGGGAGTTGGTCAAGTTCGCTCATAATGTATCCCTCCAGACCTTGCCGAGTTTGATCCTGGAGATTAATGTCTGAGTGACTCCAAATCGCGCGGCTAAATCATGTTGAAGCTCGCCAGCCATAAGGAGATTTTTGATCTCTTGAACTTTAGCTTGGTTAAGTTTTGCGGAGATTCCACGCCGGGTATTTTCCGCAAAGGTCACAGCCTCGATGTGATCGGGATTGACGCAAGAGTGTATGCGGCAAAGATGGTCTGGAAGCATCCCGGAGGGGATTGGACCATATTTTTTCTCATAATAGACGACGTGCGCCCGACCTGTCCGGCTCCCACTCGCGCGAGGGGCGATTGTGATGAACCCATATCCATCCTTATCTTTCGATCTCTGCCAAATCCAGCACGGCGTTTTATATCCGCGTTCTTCGATGATGTATTCCACGCCAGATAAGCGCCTAGAATGGCGATTTATAAAGCGGCAATGGTCTCCGCGAACTTCGCCACGCCTCGCGTTACTTGTGCGGTATAAGCTTGTTGCTTCGCCGCATCCGCACTGGCAGAGTCCGACGGGTATACTTGATTCATGGGGTGTCATGGTCGCTCCTTCGTAGCGATTAGGCCTTGCCGGGATTGGCGTCCCGACACCCCATGATAATAGCACGCTCGGCGTACTATTCGCCGGTAGACCGCTGTCGAATTGAGGTAGGTCGATCATAGACTTGCTTCCTTGAAATGCCTTGCAATGTAGTTCGACAGCGCAAACGGAATCTTGGCGATAAGCGCGGATGCGTACTTGCGAGAGTTTGACCTGCTTCCAAAAGCAGCGGGGCCCTGGTTTCCGAGCATCTTGTCTCTCGGTTTTCCGTCGAACCAAGCCGCTCCGGACTGCGAGAATTTAACACCTTCCCGGTGGGCTGCGGTGTTTGGCGGACGATCTTCCCAACGCTTGCCGGGGCTTGCGCCTAATTTCACGCCCTCAGCTTGTTTTCCGGCAATGCGCGTAAAGTCCTGCCCATGTAACTCTCGGTTGCTCCAGTTCATGCCGGCCGTCTTATACCCTTCCATCTTCGCAACCGCCGCGCTCTGGAAAGAACCGTGCGACTCTCCGTCGAAGCGAAAACCGGGAACCTTGGCAGTCTTCATTGCCGCTATTCCCGTACCGAGCAATACCCCCTCAACAACGGGGACGACGCGAGCGCCAACCATACCCACGTCGCCCCAAAGGTAGAAAGAGCCAAAGTTGGCACGCGCTCTTCCTACCCACTTCTGCGCACCGCGCACGTTCTCGACAATCAGCGGAATATAATGCCCAGCCGCCTCGCTCGCCTCGCGCTGGATGCGGAAACAGGCGTTGAATAGTTCTATGAAAAGATCAGGAGGAGGGAGGGGATAGTCAAGTTGGTACTGCCGCCACTTAGACAATTCTTCGGACGTCATGCCGCGCTGGTTCTTGCTTGCCTTTTCGGGAATCGCCCACCATTCAGGCTCAGAGATTCCAACGGTCTTTGGATGCAGAGCGCGTGCTGTTTTCCAGCACATTGCCCTATAGCTTGGCTCTTGACACGGCGGACTGGCGACAATTACCGCCGCGTCTTTGAACTCGCTGCCATGTATCGAGCGCACATCGCGCAAAATCAGAGTGCCCGGATAGCCGCCGGTGCCATAATCGTGGGCCTCGATGTCGAAGCCGACGACTTCATAGCCTTCCGCAAGGAAGCCGTCGGCCCAACCGCCCAACCCACAAAATAGATCAATTGCTTTCATCGGCTCTTTCTACCAAACCTCAGTGCTTGACTTCGCGTGTTCCGCCGCCAGTTCCTTCGGGACGGATTTCTTCTTCGGCGTGATCTTCATGCAGTCATTGTCGATAAGTCCCTCGTCTTGCATCTTGACGATCAGGTGCGCGGCCACGGTGTAGCTCACCTTCAGCTCCCGCTGGAAGATGCCGGCGGAAACCTTGACGTGATTCTTGAGCGTCTTGAGCGCTGCGGCCCATGAATCATCAACCTCGGTTTTCTCTGTCTTCTCGATCTGCTCTTTGAGCGTGGCGGGGAAAGGTATGGGCGCGCCCATGGACTGCCGGACCTCGGCCTCAAAGTTAGCGGGAAGAGCAGTTGCCTCTGCGACAGCCTGCTCTTCGGCAACGGCGTCCAGATCCTCGGCGCTCGGATCGGCTGGCTTCTCGAAGAACTCCTCGATATTCTCCGCTGACTCCTCTGGCGCCATAACAAGCGTCGGCCCGGTGCCAGCATCGTCGAACAGCAATACCTCTTGGCGCTCTTCCATCGTCATGGCACGAACCTTGGCAGCAGTTCCATCGGGACGCCGGTAGGTCACTTCGCCGACATTGGGGAGATCGTAGTGGAGAGTGCAGACGGTGTTCTCCATGTCGTAGCCGTCGTTGAGCTTACGCGAGAGGCCGCCGATGGTCAGCTCGACGCTTGCCTTGCGCTCCTTGATACCAGCCTTCATGCTGGCCTCTTCGTCGGCAATGGCGGCGATGCGGTTGTGCGCTTGGGCGAGTGATGCGCCCATTTCAAGGCGCTCGGCCGGCGTGAAGTCGCGCCGGAGAAAGAGTGTTTCGCGCAGTGCGCGCGTTGGTGCCATGGTGGTCTGTCCTTTCAAAACTTCGGCATTTGCTTTGCTTTGGCCGCCTGCCTGCGTATCGCCTGGGCCTGCTGCCAAGTTCCTGTTCGCTTGAGGTCACCAATCACTCCAGCGTTCGACCTCAGCCCTGCGGTGAGCTTGCTGTAGCTCTGGAGCCGCTCCAAGATGTTGAGCCTTGCCAGCGGTATGGCGTTCTGCAAAAAACGGAGCAGAGCCAAAAATTCATCAGGCGTGCATTCTCCCTTTTGCTGGTTACAAGGCCCGCAAGGGAACTCTATGTTCTCCAGCCCAATGCTGCCGCCGCGCTCGATTGGCTTGGCGTGGTCGGCCTGAACTTCCTTGATGGTGAAATACCCCCCGCAGTATCGGCACCGGCAGCAACCATCCTCGAATCCCCCCAGCGCCGCCAGGACGTGCGAGCGGAATTGAGCCTTGCTGAACGGCAGCGGAGGGAGCTTCTTGTGCTCCATACGGTTGTCCATGGAGTCGTAACGACTGCCAGTGAGCCGCATGAACGCGCCGTGGGCGTCCTCGGCGAACAGTGCGCCAGTGCCTTTGGTCGCCATACTACGAGATCACCGACACATTCTCGGCTTGGTCGCCCTTCTGGCCCTTCACCACATCGAACTCCACATGATCGCCCTCGTGGAGCGTCTTGTAGCCCTCGCCGGCAATGCCAGAGTGGTGGACGAACACATCGCGCGATCCATTGTCCTGCTTGATGAATCCCCACCCTTTTTGGTCATTGAAAAATTCAACTTTTCCTGTCATGTGCGTACCTTTCTCCTTGTCATTGAAGTTGTGAGGCGTGGGCTGCCGATGCAGGCCTGTTGGTTCTTCATGGCAGCCCCGCGCCCTCCCGGTGTTAGCCGGAAGCTGGTTATGTCAGCCGCTCCACCTTTGTCAGCGGCACGTCGCCGGACTTGTCGAGCGTCAGAAGATAGAAAACTGAGTTAGCAGCTTTGGGAATCTCCCGGCGGAGGTCTGACTGCATGACAATCACCTGGTCAAGCCCGGCGCCCATCAGCGCGCGGTACATCTGGACGCGAGACGCATCCAAGAATAAATCACATTCGTCCACAACGACAAAGTTGAAGCCGCTCACCTTGGCCAGCGCAACTTGAAAAGCGATAGAGAAAGCATGACGCTGGCTCTTGGAGATGGTGCGGAGGTTGTAGACCGTATCCTTGCCGACGAACGACAAGCCAAACTGGAAAGGCTCAACCTGGAGATGGCAGGCATAGCCCCACGTCGCCAAAACCTTGTTCATGCTCTCCTGGAAGCCGCCAACGTGCTCATCGAGGAGCTTGGCCTGGACGCCCTTTGGCCCAAAGTATTCCACCAGCCGCTCCAGCAGCGCCTGCTTGGCGTCGAGCTTCTCCTTGGCGGCCAGAGCGTCGGCGCGGGCCTTGCGCTTCGTCTCCGACTGAATGGCTTCCGTCAGCGCGGCATTGCCCTTCTGGATGCGCGTGTCGAGGTCGGCAATCTGGGTATCCAAGGCGGAAGTGTCGGGCTGGGCAGTCTCCGGCTCCTTGCCGATCTCTGCTTTCAGATCGGTAATGTCCTTCTCGACGCCTGCGATATGCTCGTCGATCAGCGCCAGGTCTTTCCCGGCCTGGGTATGGGCGGCCAGCACCTTCTGCGCGCCCTCGTAGTCGCCGAGTTCCTTGCGCGCTTTCAGTAATACGCCCTCGTGTGTGAGAAGGAAGTCTTGCTGCTTGATGAACGGCGCAGTGATGTTCTCGAACTCCGCGTCGGTCACTGGCTGCGTGCATGTTGGGCAGGTTCCGGCCTCGCCGAGATCGTTCAATTTGGCCAGCGTCCGGCGAACCTCTGCCAGCGCTCCCGCGTTCTTCTGGATATTGGCGTCAATTTCCTTCGCCTGTTTCGCGCCGGCGGCCAACTTCTCCGCTTCCTTGAGCGCGTTCTTGGATAGTAAATCCTTCGCGACGAGCGCGCGCCGCTCCTGCTCTGTAGAGAGTTTGGCTTCCAGAGTGGCCAACTTGCCAGCCAGCCGCCCGCGCGCATTGCTGGCCCGCTGCCAGTCGCCGACTAGCTTCTGGAGATCCACGGCCAGTTTGGTACGCTGGTCCTGCCGCTCGTTCAACCGCGCGCGAATGGCTTGAGTGTCCAACTCCTGCACTGGTACGGGGTCAGGTTCGCGCCAGTCCTTGAGGAGCCGGTTGACCGCCTTGCGCTCATCGTAGGCCAGATCGTACCCCTGGGCGATCACATCGAACGCCTTGAGGCTCCAGTCCACCTTGAGACCGCACTGGTTGACCGCGGACTCCACCCAATCATCCCACACCGCCGATGTTGGCAGGATGATTCCGGCCAGGAGGTTCTTCTGGCGCTTGTCGTCCATGTCCACAAAGTAACGCCCATTGGTGAGGCAGTCGATAATCTCGCGCTTCATGGCCAGCGCGGCCAGGTAGTCGGCGCCGGTCCACGTTTCGTCGGCTGGGTCTTTGATGATGATCTTGCGGCCAGACTTCTCGGTGATGGAGCAGCGCATCTTGATGAGCTTGCCGGAGTCGAGTATCTCGGCAGTGATGGCGGCCTTGTCGGCACCTTGGCGGATAAGGTCGCGGGAGCCGCTGCCCTTGTCGTCTGTGCTGGAGCTGCGGCCGGTGAGTAGTATCTCCAGCGCCTGCTCGATGCTGGTTTTTCCTGCTCCGTTCTCTCCACGCACGCACGTTAGAGTATCGAAGGGCATCATGCTGTCCTGGTGGGATAGCCAATTGAAAAGATGGAGTGATTGGAATTTCATGCCTTATGCTCCATAAGAAAATCTTTCATTTCTCGCCTCTTGATTGAATCCCCGGCCTGCCCGTTTTGCGTGCGTGGCTGAAGCCTTGCGTAGCAGTACGGGCGCAACGTCTGTGGCCTTGCGGCGGCCGGGGAACTTGTTTGGTGCGCGGTGAGGAATCGCATCAGTGAGGCGCTCGGCAAGTAGAAGTATCCGCGCCAATCTTCAATGCCACTGTTTGTTTGAGCATCCAGTTTTGCCCGAAAGTTCGGGTCCGACGCTACCCGTAGGTCGATGCTCTTTCCAAAGCCGCGCACCTTTCGCCCTCACGGGCTTCTCGTTACCAGAGATTCGGCTTTTCTCCGTCTGCCTCTGGATACTCAAAATTCTGAACATCTTGCTCTTGCGCATTCTGCTGCTTTTGTGCCAGCTCGGCCTGCTGCGCTTCTTGCGCGGGCTGGGCTTCGACCGTCTGCTGCACCGGGGCCTGGTCCTGCTTCTTGCCATTGGCTGCCGCCGCGCGCTTCTGGATAACCGCTTTGACCGCTTCCGTCTTGGTCGCGGACTGGTCGATGGCATCGTGAACGCCGCTAATGTCGGTAAACTCAGCGTCGAGGATACCGCTATTGGAAATGGTGAGATTCTGGAGACCGTCGGCAGCGCGATATTCAAGTTCTTGGGCCTGCCGAATTTCAATGCTCTTTGGCATATATTTTATGACCTGCAAAAGCGCGATCTTACGCGCATACATCTCCAAATTGTTTTCGTTCTGGAGAGCATAGTGCCGGTCGCCCACTTTGTTATATTGCCGCAGATGAGCCTGCACTTTGTTACGGCTCCAAACCTCCACCACTGGCCACTGTGCGCCGTTGATGCGCCCGATGGCGTAGACCTTGACGAATGGGCTAGTGTCGTCGTCGCCGGGTTTGTGGCTCACAAATGGCTTGTCGCCCATGTCGTAATCAAATTCATCGCCAGGACGAACAGCCCCGGTCCAAACCGATGCGCGGCCAGCGCGGCTGATGAGGTCCACGTATCCCTTCCATCCTGGGATAAACTGGCAGGTGCCTTTGAATGGGATCAGGTAGGCTTGACCATCGACGCCAAACTCAAGACCAAGCTGCGCGCCCATGATGATAGATGCGAGGACGCTGGTCTGTGAGCAATCAAACAGCGCCGGGTTCTTGCTCATCTCAGTTACAGCTACACGGCAGAGACGATCCGCCGTCAGGTGTTTTGGAAGAGCCATTGTGATTTGAGCTTTGCTCTTTTCGAGCAAGGAGACGATGCTGTTTCTTGCCAACTGGATTGAATGCTGGTCTGCCATTTTGTGCCTTTCTGGGTTGAGTTACTTTTTCCACCATGAGCGCAAGTAAGCCTCGTTCTGCTTCTCCGCCGTGAACTTCTTGACCACATCGGGATGCAGCGGCGCTACTTCCTTACCCACTGCCGCGTAGTCGGTCACGTCCTTCAACTCAGGACGCACCCAGCCGATAGTACCCAGCGGCGTCACGTACTTCTGAGCATCGCCAACCAGCGCGCGTAGATGGTTGTTCGCCAGTTGCTTCCGCTCGCCAGCTTCCTTTTCGGCGTCGTCGGCAACCTTCATCTCGCTCGTCCAGTGCAAAATGTCTGGCGTCGGCTGGATGATCTTTCCAGTGTTGAGGCCGAACTTGCGCGCCAGATACTTGCCGTAGCTCTCGGACTCGTCGATGTCCGGCTCAACCTGCCTGAGAACATTGTCGTGCCAGAAAGCGCGGCACGCCTCAATCATGTCTTTCTCAAGTTGAGGATCGCGGTTGATGTGGTACTGGACCAGAGAATTGCCGGAGAAGAGAACGCCGAAGTTCCAAGCCTGTGCATCGCAGACGGCGGTATACCAGGCGGCCTGAACGAGATAATGGGCCGGAACCTCGTCGCTGCCTTCTGGCCCCCACTCCTCAGACTTCCGCGAGGAGCATTTGATTTCCAGGCCGGTGTTGGCCGATGGAATCCACCCATCAGGCGCGCCGAGCATCCAGTCCTCGACACCGACAATCAGCGTAGAGTCCCGCCAGGGGCGCGACCGAGGAAACATCGGCGCGAGGTCCGCCGGCGCGGTGACTGCCACACCAAAGCGCTCGGCATAACGACCGCGGACGATAGGCTCAAGAGCCGATCCCCAGTAGAGGCACTCCTTATCAAGCTCCGGCTGCGCGCCAGGGTTGACCTTGCCCGCGTAAATGTCGATGGGCTTTTTCCAGGGACTCAAGCCGAGAATAGCTCCGGCGTCGGTTCCGCCGATCCCTCCAGCGCGGCTGGCCGCGTAACTTTCCTTCTCTTCGTAGATTGCCATCACTTCACCTCTTTCTTTGCGTACCGATCAGGCATCTTGAGATAACCCATCGACGCCGCTAGTTTGGGAGTTATGTCCCGCCGTTCGTGGATCACGTCGTTGATAAACCCTCCCCCGAATTTAAGGCTCGCTGCGACGACTTTCTGGGAATCCTTAGCACATCGTGCGCGAAGCTCGTCGAGCAAATCTTGCGTAGAAAAGTATCGCATACACCACCTATACGCTAATCAGCGGAACCATGTCAAGCGAAAAATCATCTTGTTCGCAAGATTGGCTTTTTCATCCCCGCCCCTTCCCTTCATCGCGCATCATCGCGGCGTACTTTTCAAACCAGAAAACAAGCGGCGCGGGGTTGATCGCCACAACTCCGAACCGCTCAGCATGGCGGAATGTGGAAGAATTGACACGCAGCCGCTCGACAATCCGGTAATGCAGATACTCACGCCACGCTTCAAGATCTGAGCATCCTTTGTCGATATTGCAGGGTACGCACGCCGGGAATAGATTCTCTAATGAATCGTTCTCAGGTCGGAACAGTTTTCCGGTGACCCGCGTCTGCGAGATTCCGTTTTTTGTAACGATGCGCCCGTGTTCATCTCGGACAAAACCCCAATCACGCATCACAGCTTTAATGTGATCTGCGTGCCATTTCCCGGTGAGTTCGCATCCGCAGTAAGCACATTTCCCGCCGAACATCATGCGAACCTGTTCGCGTTGTGCTTTGCTGAGATTCATTCACTACTCCGATTCTCGTGCATCATCGCGCTCAGTTCCGCGTCCGGGTCTGTGCAAGCCGCAAATCCAAACATCCCCACCATCTCGTCTATCGTGGGGCTTGTCAGTTCCGCCTTCAGGGCGTCCAGGGCCCGCCATAACGATTGGCTTTTGGCAGATTACATAGTTCATTCCGCAGTAGATTCCGCGCATCGACGCATAGGTTCTTGTAGTGATTCTTAGCCGCGATCAGGTCACTGATTACAGCCACCCCTTGACGGTTGAGGTTGCACTGTGCGGCTAACTCATCTCGCTGGTCTGTGACTATGGCAAGCTGACGCTCAAACGCATCATTCTCGGTTGTCAAGCGGGCGATCTCCCGCTCATTCTCTGTACGTGAGGTTTGTAAGTCCTTCACTACAGCCGTTAAACGAATAATTTCATCGTATGCAGAAAAATGCTCATCCATTCTCAGCCTCCTTTAGTGCGGCGTTCAATTTCTGCGCTTCGTCTTTCCAGTAAGCGTCTGTATCACTGCCATTCTTAGCAGCTCCCATTGGGGCGCATAGTGGGCGGCGAATAAACGCTTCGATCACATCAAGCCTGCGTTCCTCCGGCGTCTTGGACTTGGGGGCAAGTTCTTCGCGCAAGTGTCGTGCAAATCCGATTCCATTTAACGACTTACCGTTGTCTGGTGGTCCGAGATGATTCCATAACTTAATTACTGCTGTTTCGATTTCCTCCAGCGTGAACCCATCCTTGGGACGGCGGGCCTCGTAGTCTTCGAGCGCGACCTTCATTCCCGCTTGGCGATTTATGCTAATCGCTCGTATCCACATCTCATCTGTGATCTTCACTTCGTTTGCCATTCAATCCTCCTCTGCCAGAAGCGCGTCGATCTCTTCAAATAGAATGCTCGGTCCGAAAATAGCTTCATCTTTCAGTTTCCGCAGCGCATCCTTCACCCGCTTCATCTCGGCCAGGTGCTTCTTGTACTCAACCCACGCACCGTCTGCGCACGGCTGAAAATGCGGCCTAACGCTCCATCTCAGAATGCTCATGCCGCGCCGCCTTTCGGGAACTGCCTGATATTCAGATCGTCCGGCAGATCGTGACCTTTGTGCGGGCCAAAGACGCTTCCCATCTGCTTCATGAAAAACGCTGTGTCGGTCGCCACGCTGCTAATTCTTCCCGCCGAGCCATCATCCAAGCAGCCCGGAAATCACGCTCGACCTGAAACCGAGCCTTGCCGCTCTCTACCGAGTCCGCAATCACTCCGCCAGCCCCAGGGTGCCGCGCAAGCTCGGTGAGGCCATCAAGCTCGGTCCCAGCGCCTAAGACTTGCAGCGCACGCACCAGCCGCGGCGGGATCGGCGGCGCAGGCACGGCCGCATGGGTCTCCGGCCCTTTGGTCCACTCGTCAATCCCGGCGCCAGGTTTGCGGTAGTCCGGCCCGAAGATCGCCGGCCGGTCCCGCCACTCCGGCTTGTGGAGCTTCAGCCTCTGGAGCAGCCACGCTAGATCCGCCGCGAACTCCGCTGCAAAGATCGGCTCGGTGATGTCACCCAACGTCGGCCAGCCTTTGCTCGTCAGCGCGCAAGCGTTAAAAGCCTCGGCGAGTTGGTCACCACTGAAAGGGATCAGCGCCTGCGCCCACAGGCTCGCCTGCCTCGGGTTCTCCGGCTTGTCCAGCATCTCCCGGAGTAGCTCCACCGCCGTCTGAATCTGCTTGATCTTCGCCTCTTTCCCGTCTTTCGCGTTGAAGACGGTCCAGAACGGACTCTTTTCTGCCGTTTGCTTTGCCATTGATTCCTCCGTTTTTTGCTGCATCGTTTTGAGCTTCACCTAGCCATCGGTTCATGAACCGTGGCATCCCGCTGCGCGTTTTGGCTTTTGCTGGGTTGGTTATAATCCAGACGCGCATTTTTGAAAATTGGTCCATCACGCTAACGCCAGGGTAAGCGGAGATAAACTCTTGGTAGAGTTTTTCTGGGACCCCATAAACGCTTTTATCGGCTAATGGAAGTTCAAAAACTCCAGGTTCAAAGGAAGGCTTCGGCGTTAGCTTCGAGGGCGGTTTATCCGCGCTCGGAGCAATAATATCTGCTTCTTTCTCTCCCTCTCCTTCTGCTTCTTTCTCTCCCTCTCCTTCTTGGGCCGGAGTGTGTCCGGATTTTCTTGAATATTCATCTTTATATTTCAATAAGTTAGGCATTATCACGGTTACAGTTTGATCTACGTTCGGATCACCTTCGAGTACAAGTAGACCCTCTTTTTTTAGCCGAAGTAGTAGCGAAGTGAGGTATGACTTGCGTACGAACAGCTCCCGAGACCACCTCCACACGGGATATGAAAGTGAACATGAGGGGTTGGGTCCGTTCATCTGAGCAGCCACCATTTCGGCGATTCTCCAGTACGCGCCATACCGGGCCAGACCAGCTTCTTGGCCGTCACCCACAAGAGCTGCGAGTCTCTCATCGTCCGCGCTAGCTGCCATATGCTTAAACCATTTCATTTACCGATAACCCCCTTTTTGGGGAAGTTATGGCGGATCTCATTTTCGGGATAAAAATGAACGCAATAGCCATCCGCAGTCGGCTTAATGGAGAGGATTTTCAGGCTACTTAGATGGTCAACGCTCTTAACGACTGAAGATAATTTCCGGCCAATCATTGGCGAGATACGTTGGAAGACATTTGCGGGTAGAAATAGAGAACCGTCGGAAACATCCCCAACTTCCCACAGAGCAATCAATGTGAGTTTAGCGCGAACTCCAAGCGCGGTTGTCCAAATCAAGCGGCGAAACTTCGTGGATTCATCCTTCATTCCTGCCTCAAGTCAGGCTGGCGGGAAACGCTTGAGGACGTTTCCCTGCCACTTTCGGCCCGGGGAATGACCCTGGGCACCTTTTGGTCCCACGCTGGGCGCGGCGGACAAAACCATCCTACCGCCCCTGCGAGCAAAATGCAACAGATTTTTTCAGGCGCCCGCCCATCCCGGAAAATCGCGCGCAACGCTCGGGCCGTCGTCAGGCAGATCGCCGGCGGCGGCCGCGCGCCCGTCGAAGACGATCACGGTCATGAACATCTTACCTTTGCATGACGGGCAGACTTGAGTGAACGGAACGAGTTCATGCCCCACAGTTCCAGGGTGTGGCCTCATGTGAACGAGCCAGCCGACGCCTTGACAGCGCTCGCATCTCATTTGCGGGCCTCTCTCTCGATATGCTCGCGGATGATCTTGCGCACAAGCGCGATGATACTCTGGCGCGGTTGGGCAAGTGCGGCGGAGGCTTTGAGCTTGGCGTGCAAATTGTCGTCGAGTGTTATGCGGATGTCAGGCATGGTAATCCTCTCAATACGTGAATAAATCGTTGAACCAGCCCGCGAGTCCCATGCCCAGCAGCAGGGCAAGCGTTACCAGCGCGAGGGTGATCGTGGTGGCGTTGAATGCGTCCAGTCGGTGTGCTGCGCGGTGCATTTCGCCGCTTGGGTCGGGGATATGGCGGGCGGTCATGAGGCCTCCACAAACTTACCGTTTTTCAGCACATAGAACACATCAGCCTTGATCTTATTGCCGTCGAT